TTCAAGACAGGACTAAACAAGCTATCAACAAGAGCCTCCCGCTTTCCTTTTTCGGTGATAACGCCTTTAATGATGCCCCAATATCCACTAAAGATTTTTTTAACGCCAGACCAATAATCGCCAATACCAGTGCCAGAGAAAACTGGTTCTGCTGTTATGGTTGCTTCTGGTATTTCTTTAAGTGCTTCTCTTCTGGCTGTTACAAGGTCAGACAGCATATCAATTTCTTCCTGAATTGACGTGAGCATGCCTTCAAGCCTTATTTTTTCAGCTTCCAATTCTTTTATTGCGTTTTCACGGGCTGCCTCAGCAGCATCTTCGCGTTTTCTCATAAGCCTGTCAAGTGCAATAGTAATGTCGCCAGACGCTTCAGCTGCCTGAATGTCGGCAAGCGCCGTTTCGCCTATTAACCTCTTAAGGGTTTTTTCGATTTCCATCCTTCTTGTAGAACCTTCCTCGTACATAGCATAATTTTCTACAAGGGTTTTAATTGCACTGTCTTCCTTTTCAAGCTGTGCTAATTGTTCGGTTTCGGCTTTTCTGATTGCCTCAATGCTTTCCGCAACTGATTCAAGCAAATTAGCAGAAATATTGTGCTGAGTATTCAATTTTTCGTATGAATCAATGCTTTCTCTAAGCGCCTCCTCGTTTACCTCAACAGCCCTTGTCTGGGAGTTAACAGATTTAATTAAGGAAGGCTGTATTTTTATTAAATCAGACGTTACATTTTGTATGCTTTCCTGCGTTTTCTTGTATTGAGTGCTACCAGCATCAACCAATTTTAAGCTTTCGGTTAGCTCAAAGTATTGTTCGCCTAATGTGGAAACGGATTCAAGATGTTTTTTTGTTTCCTCGTTTGCGCGTGCAATACTGCTGTGAATAGTCATAAATAGTGCAGAAACTCCCATAAGCCCCCATCCAACAGGGCCCATACCAAGGAATGTGCCTTTAGCGGCAGCAGCTCCTGCCGCAGCTCCTGCTGCAGCTGTTGTAGCCCCTACGCCGCCCGCACCAACGCTAAACAATTTCATTATTGCCTGAACAGACTTAATAACAGTGAATAACAAGCCGAGATTGACAATAAGGTTTTTGGTTGTATCGTCAAGACTGTTGAAAATATCCAAAGCCGATTTGCCAGCATCAACAAGATCCTTAAGGGCGTCAAGCAGTCCTGCTTCACCTATTGCAACAGCAAGTTCTGTAGCAGACATTTTTAGTGCATTGTATTTCTTGTCAAGAGTGTCCATCGTTTTTACGTTTTCACGCATGGAATACCCTTCAGCATTTTGCATTTCTACGATAACTTCTTCGGCTTGTGCAAAATTACGAAGCAGACCTATTAGAAAGTTTCTTCGTCTTACCCCGGCAATGGAAGTCTCTATGTTTATTTTTTGTAAGTCCGTCCAGTCCTCTTCCATGCCCATTATTTCAGCCATTTCTTCGCTCATAACACCCATTTCGTCTGCAATATCAAGCAATGCAGCGGGCATTTGTTCAGCTTTATCCATCCACTTCTCAGAAACTTCAAACAACAATTCCATTGCTGGTCTTAGTTTTGTGTGTGCGGCATCCGCAAATACTTCTATGCCGCTTTCCATTAACACATTGAGCGTGGACTGCCGTGTAATATATGCCAAGATGGTATTGAGAGCATTACCTACTTCTCTTCCAAGCCTACCCGATGCTACACGCATAGCTGTAATCAGTCCGACGGTTTCGTCAAACGACAGTCCCATTGCGTTAGCTGCGCCAGAAGCCCTCATAAGTCCTTCAACAAGATCTCCGGTGGTAACAGCATAGTTGTCGGCGGTTATGTTAAGCTTGTCAATAACAAGTTCCAAATCTTCGGCTTGATATCCCCACTGCGCCATCATGGATATAAGTCCTTGTGTTGCCATTGTTACATCCATTTCAGCAACATTCAGAGCAAGTAAAGATGTTTTTGTTAGTTCAAGTGTATCGGCAACATTATAACCGGCCTGTGTCCACTTAATTGCGATATCCTGAACAGTATCCCAGGTATGTCCGTATTCCTGTCCAACCTTAAGTAAACTGGTACGCATTTCTTCAAGATTAAAGGTTAAGTCATCCGTTGTTCTGGCAATAACTATCATGCCCTGTTCCACATCAGACATGGTCGACACCATTTCTCTCATTGCCTTAATCCCGCCATAAAATGCAGTCCCTGCTATAAACCACCCCAACCGTCTTTCAAACTGCGATGCAATCATGCTGGTGCGTTTTAGCCCGTTGTTAAGCCCGTCTGTCATTTGAGTAACATGTTTCTTCGTTTCCGACGCCATTTTCTTCATGCTGTCAGAAGTTTTGAATGCTTCCTGCTGAACTACCTTAAGCGGATCGCCATACTGGTCGTAAATTATTTTGCTTGTGCTTGGGCCGCCAAGAGTGCCTAGCTGCGAAGCAAAGGTTCGGTTTATGTCTTTGGCTGCTGCTAGCGCATTTAGTTTCATTTGTGTTAATTCTTTATTTAATCTTTCAATGCTTATTCTTAATAAATCTGTTGATTTGATTGCCACAGAATAATCAAGTCCCAGACGAGACATTATTTTTACAGCAGCATCATCGCCAAGAGGCATAAAATCACCACCTTTGCAAATTAATTTTTGTTGAAAGCGTTTGCAAAAGATATAAATTCAGATAGTTTAGGCGGTTTGCCGTCGGTTTTGGGCACAACAGGCGTTGCATCTATCGCTTTGCCGGACAACATCCCTGGCAAGCCTACTTTAATTTCTATATGCTTACCAATACGAGACAGAATACTTTCAATAACCGGGATTGTGCGTTCTTTAATTTCTTCATAGCCCATACTCGTATGTGCCAGAAGAAGTGCGAATATTTCGCCCCAGTCAGGTTGTCCGGCTCCACCCTTTTTACCGGATGGAGCCGTAGCTATCCCGATAGCCTTAACATCTTCCTCATGCACTTGCTCAAATCGTCCAAATCCCAATCATCGTTTATAAGGTCGTCAAGACTGGCCGGTTTGCCGTCGTTACAAAACACCTTTAATTCAATCCACTTGTTGAGTTTGTTTTTTGTTTTGTCGTTGACGAAATTCAGAAAATGGTTTGCGTTTGTAAAAAATTCATCTCCAAGAAATTCTTCAACCTCTTTCAACTTTAATGGTTTTATCTTGTATCTCTTCCCTTGGGCCATAAAAAAATCGCCACTTTCAAGCATTTCTGAAAGCGACGATTCTTTTTTAGCCTCATCGTTTTTAATTACTTTTTCTTGCTTATCGTCTGCCATATTAATTGCCTCCATTTCGTACTAGAATCATGTTGCGCGTGCATATTTGAAGTCTACAGCCTTGTTGTTGCCGCGCGGTTTCAACACTCTAAGGGTGAAAGACCAAGGCTGCGGCTCACGCCCCTTTTGAGGTGGGCTAATATCGCCAGTTGCCTTGCACTTGTCAATGATGGTGTTTGTGTCATATAAGCTGGATTCGTCTTCGCTCATAGCCTCGCCTGAAACAACAGCATACATAGTAGGTCTATTTGCTGTTTTTGGCAGTCCAAACGATTTAGCCATATCAGATGTCCAGTCATAGGTGACATAAACATTCTCGCCAGCATTAGAAATGTTGAACAATGCGACATTTGTACTTACCGCAAATTGTCCCATTTCAGGACTTGATGAGACCTTGACAAATGGCGATCCATCTTCGTTAACAAGTATAGGGGTCATGTTGTCATTTGGAGCATGTTTTAATTTAACAGAATAAGGCGATACGTCTGGAACAAGGATTTCCTCGTCATTTATCCTCATATTTGTGCTTTGCAAATCCTCAACCGAAACGCCAAGCAGATATGCATGTAACTCTGCAACATAACTCGACATTGTGACAAGTATCTGGCTAGACACCCCTGTGTCATAAACTCCCATCGGCCAATCGGAGTTTCCGTCAGGCATGTCAACGGTATTAAAAGTGCTGGTGTCTTGAATTGACTGGACAACCCCGTTGCGAACACACATGTTTTTAGGGATATGTTCCAACATTCCTTCAACATATTTTGTAAGCGAAAGTTTGCCGGCCTTGTTAAAAATTATTGGGCGCATATACGCTCAACTCCTTTCTTTAAATAATTGAGTAATAATAAAACCTGCACCCTGCGCAATAAAACCCAGGCATTGTAGGAAGTTCGCCAAGTGAGCTTTCAAGGTATAAGGGTCTATTATTAACCATCCTTTTATGAAGAAGAATTTTAACTCTTTTCATAACTTTTTCAGCAATGTAATCTTGCTTTGCCGGGACATGACAATCAACTTGAATGACAGGCGCAACAGTTATTTCGTTTCTTGTACTTCTTGACGGCCTAAAATAAATGCTTATTCTTTTGTCGTTGCCCGCCAAGTCATCCCATCTGCTTCGCTTGATTATGTGCTTGGCGATTTCAAGATTACTTGCACTTTCTAAATCAAGCAAGTTCAAAATCTCGCTGTCAGACGATATTATCTCTTGCACAACATCCTTGTCTGTATTAGGGTCAAGCAACCTCATCACCTTCTTGTCTATCCCGTATATTAGCCAGTAAAGGTTAATTATTTATAACGAAGAACTCATTAAAATTAAAAATGCTAATAGCATGGCTGACTATTTCTGCAAAGTATTCCTGTTCCATCCACCTTGCCGCAGTTTCGAGGGCATGCGATGGAGGCATTGGTTCGAAGGGGCCGTGTGGCGGCTCCAAACTCTGCCCTTCTCGTTTGCCAGATGATTTTACCGTTCTCCCGAAAATGTCTGCGTAGGTGCTTTCTGGACGACCGACAATTTCTGTTGTTTCTCTTGCAGGATTCCATAAATCGCTGTTCATGTAAGCCTCAAGTGCAGGATTGTCTATGTCCATTAAAGAACCTTTGCCGTAATTGTCCATCGCCGCATATGCTCCGCCAACAACCAATACGGATATTGCATGAGCAACATAGATGACATCATTAGGCGAAATGTCCTGCAAGCTGCCAGCCCCTTCTGGGGTTTGCATGTGACTTCTGGCAAGGTCAAGATATTCCTTTGCTGCTTTGTATAATGCAAGTCCTAGATAAGCACTAAGTTGACTTATGCATCTTTTAGAATCAAACCATACAGCCATACGACAAACACCTCGCCAATTATCAATAACCTAGTAATTGCGCCATTATATTGTCGCCCTTTTTCATGTGCTGTCCTCGCTTTTTGCCCCATCGCCGAATATGTTCCTTTGTGTTAAAAGGCGGTGTTTTTGTTCTGCTTCGCAAGGCAACGCATAGCACACCACACAAATAATGTATTGCAGCTTGTCTCATAAGACTAATAGCATCTGCGTCTTGTGATGAAATGTCTGGCTTGTTTTCCATAGCCCTTTTTGCCCATGTTTTATCAAGAACAGACGATAATAGACCTAGTGCAGCTCCTACATTTACTTCAGCATCAATAATAGAATCGGGCAACAACACATGGTCCGCTGTAAGCATTTTTCTTACCTTGTCGTAATAATCTTCGCCAAAATATTTTTCGTACATAATGCCTCCGTCCTTCTTTCTGTCATCCCCGCAAGTCAACATCTAGCTGAACCCTGATTACTCCCGGTAAGCCAATGCTGTCAGCAGAAATAACCTTAAGGTTTTTGCCATCAGGAAGAACAATCCTGTCAAGAAGCTGCATGGCATTGCTTTTTGATGCTTGAATAACCCATTTTGTGCCTTCAAGCAATCCCGGGCTATGCATACGCATTTCCCCCGTAACAGCCTCTCCAAAGCAGCAAACACTACTATTAACATCTTTCCATGATGTTTCAACGTTTCCGCTTGAATCAATTTCTTCCTTTTGCCTTTTGTGCTGTATAACAAGATTTGTCTCAATACAAAAAAAGGCCGTTTCTCCAAAAACCGCATCATCCTCTGTTTTTTGAACAAGATATGTTTTTGAGCCTGCTTGAAAACATTCGCCGCTTGTAAGCCCGGAATCTTTCAGTATAAGCCCTTCATATCTAGGCTCTGTAACAGATTTTGCAATCCGAGACATTGACACATAGGAACTCGCATTTTTGCCCCGAAGGATGGTACATGCTTGGCCGTATGCTTTTAAAAATTTTCCTGCATAAGACAAGCTAAACACCTCCTTCAAGAACTTTTTGTTAGTCCAAAATGCATGACATTAGTGGAATAGCTCGGATCTATCTTTGCAACATGCATATCTCTTTCAGATTCTAGGCCCGCCTTTATAGAACCCCAATCGTTTTGCGAATCCTTAGTAAAATGCGGGCCTTGTTCTCTTTTAGGCAGTCTAATCGCCATTGCCTGACACAATAGAATGGCACATTCACAAACAGTAGCAGCCTCCAGATATACTTTCTTCACGTCTGTAAAAGAAGCATAATCCGGGAAAATAGCAATTATATTTTCTTCTGCAACTGTTATATGATCTGGCTGTCCTATTACTGAATCGGGAAGATATGCAATATTAACTCCGATTTTATTCCTTATGCGCTCCTGCCAACCATCATCTGTCAGTATCTTATTAGACATCAGGGGCAACCCCCTTACCCGTTAATATTGAGAACCTTCGTAGCTTCCTTAAATATCTTGGAAAAGCCACTATTCTCTGAAATAGTCAGGATTTGTGTCTGATTTGTAATGAATTTATCTGCCTCACTTATTTCTGACCCGGCCTCTGTTACCTGTTCAATAGCATATTGCCTGTTGATTCCAATAGCATTAAGCTCGTCTATGCTATCATGCCAGAACAAATTCACCGTTCTGGTTGGCAATTGAGGGGCGCTAACCCTTACTCCGTCTGTTGCGCCTTGACTAAGCAGTCTAAGAACATCGGCTGCCGTGTAGGTTCCCAAATCAGTGAGCAGAATCTGCAAAAATCCTTCCTTGTCTGCGATTATAGTGTCGCAAGGGAATTCTTCAAATTCCATAAGGAACTTAAGCCAACCCTTAGCAGTTAGTGTTCCTGGCGTTGCGCCAGAATCTAGGTCTGAAAGCTTTACCACAGGAGCTGCATTGTCGTTGCCGTCGCCATCCAATATTACATCGATAACCTCTTCAATCTTGTCCTTAGCTGCCTGAATGCCAAACCTACGGATATGGAGGGCAAGCAAATCTATCTGCATCCTCCTGATAACCTCATAAGATGCTTCAATTGCGCGCCCAAACTTGTAGATTTTAACCTCTTGCTGCCTTGTTACCAGCTTTGCTTTTGGCAAATGAGCAGCCTCGGTCACTCGTTTCATATGCTGTTCTTCTGGCTGGTCATCACAATAAATTGTCTTGTAAGAATTACTGTTTATTGTGGTAAACTGTCCTATCAAACGCGGCAGAATGGTGTCCTGCACCATTGCTTCCCTTACGGTTCTGGCAACGAATTCAGGGAACAAAATATCGTTGTCTTCGGTACGATAAAAGGCTTCTTCGACTATGCTTGCAAAAATGCCTTTTTCGTAATTGGTCTTTGTTATAATACCTCTTTCCTTTAGCTGAACTTCAAAAGCATCCAGCTTGCTTCCTTCGGAGACAGGCGCTACCGATTCCAAATATTGCGAGAATGTTTGACGTTTTAGCGCTGCCTCTTTGTACATGTGTCGATTAAGTTTGACTAATGGCATATTTTTCATCTCCTTTCAATTTGGATTAACCGAGATAAACTACAACCTTAAGAGCTGATGGCTCTATGGCAACAACTTTGGCACCGCCAATATATTTGCTTGCCGCAGCAACCACTTTCCCTTCGCCATTAACAACGGCAGAATCACCGGCGCTTGGCAAAGACCCTGACACACCTGTAAACGGGGCATGTCCGCCTACCTGAACTGTTACATTGTCATCGTCCTCGTATTTGTCTATACGACCACGAATAGGCTCGCCCGAATTACCGAGGCCTACTTTGTAGTCACCAGAAACAACAACAGCCATTCCCTCTACATATGTTATACCGCTAACATTTTTGAGAGCCTTAAGGTTGGTGTCAGCTTCGGCGGTAACAAAATCGGCAGGCGAGTAAATGCCTTCGTAAGATATTTTACGACGAGACATATCTGTCAACTCCTTTCTTTTTTAATTAAGTTTTAAGCTTTGAAATAATCGTCTGGGATTTCATTTTTGTTGCTATCCTGTCCAGAATTAAATCGTGTTACCTTTCCGGTGGAAAGGTCGTTTTCTGCTTGCTTTTTGAACTGGTCCCTGAATTTTCTTATTGATTCAAGGCTCCGATTGGATTCATAAAGCAATTCCTCCCAAGTTGTTTTGTCGAAATCGTTGGCTTGTGCCCGAACGCCCCACTCAATAGTGTCTTTAATTAGTTCGTTGCGTAGTTCAAGCCCCTCTTTCGCAAACTTAAGGATTTCGTCAGCATCGTATTCTTTCCCTAGAACTTTTTTTACTTCATCTTTAGGCAATGCTTCAAATTCAACATTGTTTGTTTCTTCTCCAGCTTGCCCTTCGCCTGCGCCTTGATTAGCTTCCTCGTTCCATTTTACCTTAAGCTTTTCCAGAACAGTTTCTGCTGCTATCTCGTCAACATCGCCTATATCCAGCCCCAACTCCTTGATGAATTTACGTACTTCCTCGTTCATGTTATCACCGTCCTTTCCTTCCAGTTTTTCATTGCTGCCAGTTGAAAGAGAATGTGCCTTCCCAGATGTTATTTTTTTTGTAAATGTTACTATTCCTCCACGACTGCTGTAGACTCCAAATACCAACTCGCCTATAGGCATTTTCTTAAAATCATCTACAACAAAAAATTCTCCTTCTCTGCTTTCAAAGCCGCCTTCGTCAACGATTGCACTCAAGGCAGAACCAGCAGATGGATATGCGCCGTCAAAAACTGCCGAATCTTCCATGAGATAACCTGGGGGCTTTGCCATAATATAGCACAGCTTTGTTTCGCCCGTATCTTCGTCTATAACATATTCCTTTCCCGGATAGTGATGACATTTTCCATAATCTCTTATGTCGTTTCCGCAAATTGAACATATAAACGTATTTGCACCCCATCCTATTGAGGTGTCAAATATGATCCCTGTTTCAATGTCAGAGATAATGCTGTCAGTCTTAATGCCATCCTTCTCTTGCCCCCTAACAATATAAGCGGAGCCGTTAAAAGATACCGACTCGCCTTCAACAAGGCCCTGCTTCCCAACCCATCCCTCAAATACTTTTCCATAAGCAAGGGCTGGTTTCGGGCTAAAAAGAGTCCAAGAATGACCGAGCAAGAAAGAAACGCCCTTGTTTGCGTCTTCCCTGAAAACATTAAGCAAAGGTTTCGTAAGTTGCATATACCTATTAGGGATAATCATATCTCCGGCCATCTTGTGAGAATAAACAAAAATCTCTTCTTTTGTAAGAGGTCGCTTTGCCATTTTGTTTATCTTTTCAAGCTGTGCAGAAGTAGGCGTCCCAAATTTGCGCGAAAGGACATCATTTTGCAATGACTGGTCCATATCGTTTGCAATGTTATCTTGTACTGCTTCTGGCATGATCGTCCCTCCTTTCTATTTATTGTTTTGTTTTTCAGACTTTGGCTCGTACATGTCCTTAAATGTACATTTCAGACAATATTTTTCGTCACCCAAATGAATACATGTAAAGCAGCTATTATCGCTTTTTAAAGTTAACGACTCTGTCTTGAAATTCATTCCTCTTACGTTTATCATTTCTTTCAATATCTCCAACTCCTTTTGCAATTGAAAAACTTGCCCTGATTGATTCGCTTGGCTCTTGACTGGCAGCTTTTTCGGCCCCCATGACCTCCGAAGCGGCAGTATCTGCGTCAATCCAATGCATTAATTGAGCAATTGCATAGAATTCTTCCTCCATAAGGCGGACGTTCATCCTCTGTTCTTCTGAATTCCAATCGACCATGTTATGTTCAAACACAGGGACGGCCTGAATGCCTTTAACCCTTAGCCAGAGTCTTGCAACTTCCTCTATCAAGCGTTTACTTCCCCTGTGGCAAGATGCTATGCCGCTACAAAATATTCTGAATTGAACAGTTCCCCACGATTCTGTTACGCCTTGATTCCTGTTCATAAATATTGCCATCTGCTTTGCACCGGAAAGTGTCTGAATATCTAAAACCTCTGCAATTGCTCTTACATCAAGCCCCCTTGTAGAATTGTTTGCGCCTTCGTTCATTTTTATGGCAATGTCGTCAAAGTGCAAATAATCCTCGTCAGGGTCTATCTTCTGCATAAGCGATCGAATATTTTCCCACTGTTCCGTAAGGTGTTTTTTAAGTTTATCCGGGTCATTTTTAATGGCCGGAGGAACAGACGCAACCATCCTTTCAAGGTTAATGCTTATATCGTTTCGAGGATAACCCTGATGATGAAGAACGGCCTGCAAATCATTAAGGATTTCAAGCTGAAAGTCTATTGCCTGAATTACTGGCGTCAAATGCAAAACTCCACGCGGGTCATTAATGTCCGGGTCTGTTGGAACCCAAAAGAAATTAGCCTTTCCTTTTTCGAGGGAGACTTTTTTAAAATTTTGTTGTTGATATGGGATCCAAACCTCGCGTCCGTTTCTTTCTTCGATTTCCCACGTTATGGATTTGGGAGGCACAGGATAAACGTCAACAATATCAGTCCTGCTATCGTTCACTTCAACCTCTAGCCCCATAGCGCCTTGCATAAAAGCACTATGATGGAGTTGATCTATAAGGCCATCAAGCCCTGCGTTTGATATTTCATTAATTCGCGAAGTAAAATCCCGCCATTCTTCTTCCAGTTCAATATTCCTGTTTTTGCCCTCGCCAAGATCATACATATGCATTTTGTGCCCTTGGTTCGCAAGCCTAACAAAGTTCCAAACCGACATAGACACATCAGGACTTACTTTTTTAAGAAATTCAATAGCAGCAATTTCTTCGTTAATACTTCGCAAAGTTTCTAAAATATCTGTCACTCTGGAGCGTCTTGGTGATAATGTTTTTCTTATGCCGCCAAGAGACGTTTTCCTCCCGGTGGGCATATCGTCCGGCCTGTCTCGGTTCCTTGCAAATATTTTGCCCCATATTGGCATTAAATCACCTCATTCCTGTTCTGAAAGTTTTTCAATTTCTTCGATGATTTGAGCTTTTGCAAGATTAATAACATTTCTTGAGCGCTTAACAGAAGAAATTAAAAACTCTTTATCCTTTTTTTCTATATCAATCTCGCCGTTGTTTATAAGGTTTACAGCCCACGCCATAACCCTTGCCGGTTCTCCTTCAGTGGACATCGCCAGCATGTTTGCCAAAACGTCACTCATTTTTCCTTCGATTGGATTACCACTTAAATCCAAAAGATTTTTGTCAAGATTCAGTTTCAAAACAATCGCCTCCAACTTAATAATTGCCTGATAGCTTTTTGTAGTCATCTAAAGTGTTAATAATCGAATAATCGTAGTCCTTGACATCTAAAGGGAGTGCTCTAGGCTTTCTAATGGTGCGCGTCATAATATAATGCAAAGGACAGTTTTCTCCGTATTTTTCCACGCTGTATTCGATGTTGCTTATCATGTCTCTTCTAAATTTACGGCTTGTTCTGTAAATATTTACAAGCACGCCGCGCGAATATTCCCTGCTTGTGTTTGGGGAAAGCCCCCACACGCCAACGCCATCTCGATTAGACATAACAACTTTTACCGACTGTTCGTCGTATTTACTGGAATCGTAAGCCAGCCTGTTAAGCCGCCCCGGTTCAAGCATTTTTTCAATTATTTCGTGACTAAACAGTATGTTGCTGTCAACTATAAATACCTGATTGTCGCGGCACATTGGATTAAACGCAGCAACAAGAACTTTCAGACATTCCTTGTGCCTGCAGCTTTTCCTTGAAACCAGCCTAACATCAGAAAGCTCATCGTTGTTCTCCAAAATGTTTTTTATCGCACCAATTTCCAGATACCCAAAAGCAGTTGCTACACTTATGCTTTCTATCCCTGCCAAACGAAACGTTTCAATTTGCCACTCCAGTATTGTTTTGTCCATAACCTTAAGAATACACACAGGCGGATTGTCGAATCCGTCTACAGCACCTTTAAGTCTGTGGTTTGCCAGTATTATCGCTTGCATTATTATTCATCCTCCTTGGTTGATTTCCTCCTTGACTTCTTAATCTTTTCTGCCAATACCCACACAAGATAAGGTCCCGAAGGTTCAGGACCAAACCTCTTAGCCCATTCTTTCCCGGCAACTCCTTTGTTGACGATTGCTAGCCCTGCATCTTCGTGGACCTTTGCAAGCCTGTCCGTAGTGAAGTCGCTTTCTGCTTTCCAAGGGGCCTTAGTCTTTTTCTTGGCAGCCAGGTACGCTGCGCAATCAGAGTTCGGCACATAATTCAAAATGTATCTTCTGCTTCTGTATGCCATTTTCTTAATAACGTCAACTATCTTTTCTTCTGAACAACATCCCAAAAAGCCAGAAGAAAACACGACATCATATAACTTGTTACCGATAGGCTTTGTATCAAAAATGTCTGCTTTTTGAATATCCTCCCTCTTTGGGTTAATGTCAATACCGGCAACTTCAACTCCTTCCCCAGACAAAGCATCTATAAGCTCACCTGAAAAACATCCGATTTCAAGCGCAGAACTTACATCTAATGCTTTTACAAAGTTAGCAAATTCAACAATAAATTTCTTATCGTTAAACATTTTTCTACCTCCTAAATAAATTGATAACATTACTCCATTTCTCACGCCAAATGCTTATGTCGAACGATTCGATGGCTATTTCTCTACCTCTTCTTCCAAGCAATTTCCTTAAACTCCTGTTTCTGCCAAGCACCCTCACGTAATCGTGCAAGCTTTCATACTGCGGGTCATAAATAAAGCCGTTATATCCATGTATAATGGAATCGCCAAGCCCGCCTACCGGGGTCGTTATAACAGGAAGGCCGCAGGACATGGACTCGAGGCTAGATAGGCTCAAGCCCTCACAAGCCATAGTCGGTATAACCGAGATGTCAGCCTCTTGATATAAAGCAACCATGCCATCCATATCGGTATCTACAAACCTGATGTTTGGCGAACCTTTATAATATGAAATAAAGTTCTGCCCGCTTTCCTCGTTTGCTGCAGCACCAACCGATACAAAATTGTACTTAAGCTTTTCCTTAAGCTTATCGCCAAGATAATCGACAGCTTTTTGAAAATCGTCCGGGACATCGCTGTCAGAGAAGGTTTTGTATTCTTCTGTAGACATTATTTCACTTTTCGTTTCCTCAACATGCTCCCTGTACAGCTTAATAAATTCATTACACCCTCTTAAAGTAGTAAGCCTTCGAGGACATATTATATTGACTACATCGGATTCATTCTTTTCAACAGGCTTGAAACCGTTTGTGTCAACAAAATTATATATTATGTGAATGTTTGAGTCTGCTCCTGGCTTAATGGCCTTGATAACCTTCTTTACATTAGAGTCCACCGATACGCAAATATCTGGTGCTGTAAAACCGTACAAATGCCTCTTAAAATATTCTTGCCTTACGTTTTCGTCGGCAATGTTGTAAACAAAATGAGGGTAATCCCAATATATGCCGTGGCATACTGATATTGACGGATTAAGTGCGAAAGGGTATGCCATATAAGTAGTATAATATATCCGCAAATCGTAGAAGGATCCTATTTCATTAAAATACATATTGAGCTTTGGATTTACACCGTATTCCCATCTTTCATTGTTCTCTATGCAAATAACCTTCATTCCCTTATAGTTCTTTGCAATTTGCCCGAAAGGAACATTATGCCTTTTCCCGTATTCATCCACAGTGTTAGGCGATCTAAGGGGCTGGTAAATATCAACAACATGCCCCTTTTCGGTTAAGTTTCGCCAAAGCTCATATAAGTATCGCTCTCCGCCTCCATACAATATTCTGTCTTTTCCGCTTAATTCCGCAACTTCTAAAAAGAAATTGGGAGCCAGTATCGCAATTTTCACTATTGTTCGCCTCCTGAATTGTTTTTTGAAAGCATTTTCTTGTGCCACCTTATTAATGCCGTGGTATAGCTTGTTCCAAGGCCTTTCCTGTCCAAAAACAACTTTTCCGGTTTGTGTTTAGAAATGACTTCCTTAATGTTTTCAAGCATAAGTCTTGGATCGCCGCGCAAAGTAGTCATTTCTTCAGGCTTTTCACTTTCGTAATCAAACACATAAATATTTACAAACATCTTGCCAGTTAAAACAAATATAACTTTCATGGTATACACCTCCAAAATAGTTTTGCCTCCAGTATGTTTAATTGCGGCGGCGCTTCCTGGAGGCGCGGGAATCATGGTATAGAAATGCCAAATGGTACTGGCAGCCAAAGGCATTGCCACGGCCACTTAGCCGCCGCAAAGATTAAACATGTTTGGCAATCCCTCCTATTGCGCCGACCCAAGGCAGTGCCAACTCTATCGTCACAAAGTCCTTAAATGCCAACATCATTGCAGTCACAAGGTCGTCATGCTTTCTTGCGGATGAAGCTCCATACCGCATGTTTCCTGCCCGTGTAACGGTATACTCGTAATCCTTAAGCTCATCTATCAAAGGCTCATAATCCGGGTAACAAATTTTTTCCTGCTCTATAAGCATGGCAAGATTATTAACAAGCTTTTCTTTCTCGGATGCCGTGAAATACACATCATCTACGTTTAACCCTCTTTGCATTAATTGTGTAGGAATTGTCTCTCCTAAGCCCGTCTTATCCAGAACAATTAAGGCATTGTTATAAATCTTTGATAACAGTGTTATTCTGTCGTATTGAGCTTCCCAGCCCATGCCTTTCCATTGTTCAACTTTAACTGTCTGTCCTTTTGTGTTTCTTACTGCAACGCCGGCATTGTCGATAGACTTCGCAGGGTCGTATCCTATAACGTATATTTCATTGGCAACAGGCTTTTCGTCCCCGCTGTAAGTGGCACAATCATCGGCTTTCGGGAACATTGAATTACCTTCTGCGAGGAACTTTGCCATTATTTCCTGTTGGAATATCCTTTCCGGGTATCTTTTTTTTAGCCTTTCAATCCAGTTTTTGTCTTTTCTTGTAAGGAGAGGGTTGTCAAAGGTGGTATACCTCCAGCTTTCCCATTCCATGTCATATTCAGGATCGTCTTTCTGTCCCCATTTGTACATTTTGTAGAAAAAATTACGACCTCTCGGGGTTGAGTTTATAAGCCCTATTCCACCTTCACCGTTCGGACCACGTCCGGGAGACATAAGCCTGTTTTCAAGGTTAGTCCAGACTTCGTCGAAGTGCTTTATGCGAGCCGCCTCTGTTACAAGAACAATGTCAAGGCCAACACCAACAAGTCCTTCCGGGTCATCGGCAGATCGCACTTCAATAATCCCATCATTTATCGTGGAAATCATCTTGTCTGCCATCCAAGGAGTATCTATCCACTCCCGAGGGAAAAAGGCCATCAGTTCTCGCCACACCTGTCTTGCCATTGTAAACGTAGGCGCAATAATCCAGCCGTGTACAGCGGGGATAAGATCTTCGCTTCGCTTTTCGGATAGCATTTCGCAAAACTTCTTAATAAACTCATTTACAAAACATCTGTCTTTGCCGAAACGAGTACCTGCATTCAAAACCTTAAACCTTGCGGTGCTTGCGTGTATAGATTCTTGGTTTATATGCGGCTCGTACGGAATCCTTGCAATAGATGTTTTTCTTGCAGCACTCAAGCGACAATTAGCACATTTTTTGAACGAAGTGTAAATCTTTCTCTTGGGCCTGTATACTTGGTCGAAAACCTTGCCACACACCTCGCATACGCCTTGTTTCCCGGAAGAAGCTTTCTCAACTTTCTGTGCCATTCTGTTTGCTTTACGCTGGTTTCTGGCTCTCGATGTCTGTTTTTGAGTTCTGGGTGCCATAAAATCACTCCATTATCGAACCACAACACAGTAATGGTTCCAGTTTTGCTGCATAAAAGCACGGATTCCAGCGCCGGGGGCATATTCAGGGTATTTGCGTTCCATAAATTCAGCCTCAAACAGTTCAAACAAAGCTTTATCTTCCGATATACCGAGTGATGCAAGGTATAAAAGGCAAATAGCGCAACTCCTTGACTTCCCTTCGTTGCAATGCACTAAAACCTTCTTGCCCACGGAAAGTTTCCAATCTATAAAGCTTATTGCTACGTCAATAATTCGCATATCGAAAAATTCAGGCTTTGGGGCATCTACCATATTAAGAACAAGCCTGTTTTTGTCTCTCAATGCCCATAAATATTCGGAATGTCCTTTTGGCGCACCTTTGCCTGTATATCCAAGGGCTATCCTGTGGAAAGGCTCCTTGCAAGCATGGACAACAGCCCATCCCTCCGGCATGGCCGCGTCTATTTCGCTGTCAAATCTGAATACGCTATGTCCTCCGACAAGCATGTAAAAGTCCTGTTCGCTCCCGCAGTAAAGATTTTTTGATACCTCACGCATAAAGACCACCTCCAGGAATGTTTAGTTTTACAAAACAATCTATGTCGTATATCCGTATACGCCGTTTTGTATCGAAGTAGTTTGTTCCCTCCAACACATCTAGCCATTGCCAATACACGTCGCCTGTAGAACGGTCTATAGGCATGAAAAGACAGCGTATTCCGGTAGTTTCATAGAAGTACATCCTCGTCAAGGCTTGACTTATATTTAGCCCTTGTCCGTAAAAAGGCGGGGGGACAAAAAGTTTTTATACTTAACCTCGACAACATACCAATCCCCTCTGGCATTTATAAGCCAATCCGCTTGAAATATTTTGTCTACATTAAAAGCGTTTTTTAATATTCTCCGTGCAAGTTTTTCTCCTTCGATTCCTTCCTGTGTAATACTCACAATTCATTCCCCCAACACGACCAGCCGGGTTCTGTTCTTCTTGCAAAAAGCTCTATACGGGGGAGTTCTCCTACAAGCCTTGCAATTTTACCGTATGTCTCGTGCGGCTTCCTGCTGTGTTCCTGAACAGGGGTATGTATTACCTGTGAAATGCTGGCATCAAGCCGTTCCACATGGCCTTTCGTGGCAATAAGACACAACTCGGAGTTTGCGCGTGTCCAACTTCCGCAGCCTATAAAAAAAGAACCGCTTTTGCGATTCTCTTTAAACCATGCAAACCCACATGTGGAGTATTTAAACCCCCACGCCTCAATTACCTTGAAACACTCCTGCAAAATCGGGTATGTCACCCATAAAAACAAAATACAGTTGTTGTCTGCAATGCTTTTGACAGGCACCTCGCATAACTCATCTATACACATGCACTTGTAATGGTTTGAAGCGTTTTTTTGTCCGCTTGTCCAGTATTTCCAAGGAGGATCGGCATATATAATGTTAAATTTTCTGTCTGTGTTGTAAATATCTACAAAACCGTCTCTGGGGGCTTTTCTGTTTTCCTTAATTTTTTCCTCAACCTTTTTTATTTTTTCCTCTTTGCGAACGGCATTGTAGGCCTGATTTATACTCATCTCGCCCTTTTTGAGCTTTTCTTTGATAAATTCAGGCGCCTTTGTTTCTATGACCTCAACCCGGTGTATGGTGTCGTGTGAAACCCCGGCAATTTTGGCAATTTCCTTTTTTGTGTCTATCCGTTCGTCAGAATTATGACAAACGGAGCCGTATTGCTTAAGGCTGTTGCGCTGGTTCTCAAGCGCGCGTTCTTCTATGGCAGGCTTAAAACGTAGTGCGGCCTTCGACAAATCGTATTTTGTAAGATTTCGCCTGTTTTTTTGTTGCGACCACGCCCAAAACAAGGCTTCGTATCGGCTGTTAAACTCAAGTTCTTTAACAGAAAACGGAATATTGTGCTTTTGGCATATACGATACCTGTGGTAGCCGTCTATTAAGATGCCGCCCCAGATAACAAGGGGCTGCAGGCACCCTTTTTGTACAATATCCTTTTCGAGTTCTTTGAATTCTTCTTCGTGCAAAGGCGGAAGAAGGTTCTCAAAGCCTTTGTCTGTAATAATGTTATCCAATTTAAAAATGCCTCCTGAATAAAACATGAAAAACCGATGCCGCAAGACAGCATGCCTTACGACGTCGTTAACTCTTTCTACGTCTGGTAGACGAGCTGACTAACTTTCTGATGTCTCTGCCTGTATTGCCGCCTGTTCTCCCGTATTCCCTTTCCAAAGCACTTGAAGCTTAAGCTTTTTCTTGCCCTTAGCCTGCCTTGTTTCGTCGAATCCGAGCAAATCGTTCCTGTCGCCGACTGCAATATTTAAAGCAATAAGCAAGTCCTTAAGCTTTTTGAAATCGCCGCCGCTAACAATTTTCTTGACGGCGGTTTGCAATGCCCTCGGGTCTTTGACAGACTGCGTAAGCGCGTCCGTGATGGCGTAGATAAAGTTGTCGAGCATTTTGACGTATTTCAAATCCTGAAATTTGGCATCGACAGCAATATCCTCACGGATAGCCTCCAAACTTTGTGCGGTTTTCGCTACGTTCTCAAGTCTTTTTGAAAGGCTTTCGTCTTCTTCTGCAACAATGTCTTGCATATCGACAGGCGTAGGAGCTGAAAGGGCAATTCCCTTAAGTTTTTGCCGCATAAAAGGGTCCTTGACATTTTCTAAAGACTTCCCCTCGATGTTGACCCGCGCTTTTTTTTGCGAAGCATCCGAATCTGCTTGCTTGAGTTCTATTTTGTTAATTTTTTTAATCTCTACACCCAACTTTAAAACCTCCAAGTATTTACGTCCTGTATTCCCGAATTAAATTTTTTGCCTCTTTCCCGGACATATAAAACAAGTCGTCCTTGCTTATGCTTTTTTTGTTTCTTGCAAGGAGCATAAGCACCTTTTCCTTTTGCTTGTGCGTCGCC